CCCGTCGCCTCGTCGACCGTGAGCAGACGGTCTTCGGGCACTATTCGCAGCGGTTCCGGCGGTCAATCCACGGCCCGCAGCCCGGCGTCAGGCCACGCCCACGAACACCTTGGCCGCGATGGCCCCGAGCACGGCCGGCGTCGGCCGGATCGCCTCGTCGACCGTCAGGAGCCGGTCCGCCGGCATCAGTGAAACGAGCTCGTCGTCGGCGTATGGCGACCGCTGGTACCACTGCCGCGTCAGACGGCAGACGCCGTACCACGCGAGGTAGACGTTTGCGGCCCGGTGGTACCAATCCAGCGTGAGCCCGAGCCCCGGCCGGGCCGCGAGTTCCGACAGTACCATCGTTTCGCATTCCCGCTCGCACTCCAGGATTACCCGTATGGCGTTGTCGCGTTGCTGCGGCGTCAGTTCGACGACACCCTGGAGCCACGCGTCGAATAGGTACCACGCACAGCAGTCCTCCCCGAGCCGAGCCGTCCAGGTCGGGGAGTTGGCGCGCCATTGCCGGTAGTGCTGGTGCTCGTGGATGAACACGGACAGCCAGACTTGCGGCGACACGGCCGTGGCGACGAAGAACGTCGGCCCGTCTTCGTCAAAGTAGCCGCCCAGCTTGCCGCCGTATGCCTTTCCGTCTTCGTCGGCGAGCGTCACTTGCACCCCGGCGGCGTGCATTTCCGCGGTGGCGGCGAGGACGTAGGCGGTGGCGTCGGCTGTCAGTCCGTGGACCATGCGTCACCTCGTGGCAGCGATGTAGAAACCGATGTAGATAAGGCCCGGGAGTGCGATTAGCCAGCCCGACAGAGGGATTTGTCCAGGTAGGCCGACCACGCCGATTCGATTTGGTGCCGCAGCTGTTCGGGCGTGCCGTCGTTGATGATTGCGCGGTCGCAATGCTCGCGGACCAGCGTCCGGTCGCTCGCGTGCGGCCCGGTGACGGTCCCCGGCCGCTCGATCCACCAAACCTCCCCGCCGTTTTCGCGGACGGTCGCCAGTTCGTTCAGAAACCGGGTGCCGCAGATTGCGAACGTCGCGCGGCCCGTGGCCGCGGCGATCCTGGCCACGCGGGCGGCGGTCAGCCGCACCCACAGGTCCGGGTGGACCATGTCGCGGCCCCATTCGGTGCCGAGGGTGCGGGCAAGCTGCCGCGACACGATCTCCAGCCCGGACACCGTGACCGGCCGCTCCCGGTTGGTGCGGTCGCGCAGGATGTCTTCCGGCACGTCAAGCATGGCCGCCAGCCCGCGGTAGATTGGATCGGCCCATTGGATCGCCACGGCCCCCGGCACCATGGCGGCGGCCAAAGTCTTGCCGCTGCCGATGTTGCCTGCCAGCCCGATCAGCCGTAGCCCGGCGAGTTCGTCACACCGCATTGGTGGTCTCCGTGAGCGTGTCGAGCCATGCCATGAGGTCGGCGAAGGACGTGAACACTGGTTTCCCGAGCCGCTGAAACAGTCGCACTTCCGCGTCGGCCCCGTTGGATTCGTGCTGCCGGTAACCGGTTTGCTCGTCGGTGGCGGTCAGTCGCAAACACACGTCGCACCGGCCGATGATTTGGTTGTCGTATTCGACCCAGTCGCGGTAGGGCCGGGGGTTGTGCAGGTGCTGGAAATGCGACCACAGCGGGGCGATGGGAACCACCCCAATATCCCACAGAGCGTCCCATATGCGCAGTTGGAACCGCGTGTTGAGTGCTTGGTCGCCGCGCGTGTACGGACTTGCGATGTAGACCCATGGACGCTGGATGTCGCTCACTTCTTCACCTTCGTCCGGAGGTCTCGGTCGCACCACACCGGCATCGCCTTTGTGCATTCGTTGCGGCCGTGGTCGACGATGACGAGTGACTGGCACGGCGATTCCGCCTCGGCGCGAATTCGCAGGGCGAACGGCGACATACCGATCAAGCTGCCGTTGGAGACGTACCGGCCGCGGAGCCATCCGAATTGGTGCCAGTGACCGAACAGGTCCAGGTCGGCATGCCGGCTGCGGTTCCACGCGGCGATCGCCTTGTTGGCCGGGATCGTGATTCCGCCTATCCCGCCTTGATACCGTCCGATGGAATGGCCGTGGTGGTAGCGGATAGTGAAGCCGTCGAGGTCGAGGTATCCCAGGTATCCCTCGGCGATCTGCCAGTGGACGTTTGGGCGGCGTTCATCGCCCCGCATCATGTGGTACTGGTTGTGCTCGTAAGAATGGCGGTGTTCTGTTGCCATTCGTACCTTTGGCGTGGACCGGCCGTGATTTCCTGGCTGGGTGACGACGACGACCTCCCTTGCCATGTCGGCCGCCATGTCGATCATTCCGCGGAGCCGGGCCGCGGCCCACCTCATGGCCTCCATCGGCGCCACGCCAAGCGTGGTTTCCATGAGTTCCTCGTGGATGTGGCCGCTGATGAAATCCCCGAGGAGCGCGAGGACGATACGGTCGATTTTCACCAGTCGCCGCTCGTGCTCGATCAGCGTGGACAGCCGCTCCGCGAGCTCGGCGATTCGGCGGTCGGCGATTTCGGGGGAATACTGGTTGGCTCCGGATGTCGCCTCCAGTGTGATGGTCTCTTCGACGTGCCAGTCGGATAGCACGGCCACCGCCGTTGCGGCGCTTTGCCGGCCCGCCCGCTTTGTCGGCTTGTAGGTGCGGCCTTTCACGCCCCGCATTCCGGCCAGCTGGTCGGCCCGAGCGTTGGCGGCGTCGATTGCGGCCAGCGATGATTTGTACCGGCCGCGCAGGGCAGCGTTTTCGGCCCGCAGTCGTGCCAGTTCGGCGTCGGCTTGGAGCCGATCGTCGGCGGCGAGTGCGGCGACGGTAGCACTTACGCTTTCTGCTGTTTGGCGCGTAGCCATCGGCACACCGTGTGAAAAGTGGGAAGCGGGTCGACGCCCTTCAAGCGGGCGACTTCGAGCACTGCACGGGCGTAGGCGGCTTGGGTTATTTTGCTGGCGTCCCAGTCGTTCCGGGCTTGCTCGAATTCGGCGTGGAGTTCAGGCGGAAGTCTGTCCGCCCACGACCGGTAGCCGAATTTGGGTGCTTGCACGGCGGCGTGGATCATTTCCGTTACGGTCAGGTGTTTGGGCATGCAAGCCTCCGGTGCCAGCGTGTTCCGACGTCGCGAAGTGCGTAAAGGTCAGTTTTTGTCCGTGTGGTTTCCCGCAGTGGGCGGCGGCGGAAGGGCGTTTTTCCGAGCGTTACGGATCGCGAGCCGCACCAGCATTCGGCCGGCGGCGTCGATGAACGGCAGCCGCCGATTCTCGGCCTCCTCGCGGAGCCAGCCGACGATGGTGTCGATGCTGGCCTCGCACCAGTCGCAGCCGCGCACGTCCATTTCGATTGCTCTTGCGAGGCATTTGCACCCGGCCTTTGGTGTGATGCCGATTCGGGATAGGAGTTTTTTTAACTCTGTGCCCGGGCCTTTATTCGGCGGTGGCGGGGCATGCTCGACCACTCGCAGTTGGAGCAGGCCGCTGCCGGGGTTTTCGCCCAGCAGTTTGGCGATCGCCGCCGCGAGCGTGGCCGGGTCCACTCGCCCCGAGTACGGGATGACCGCGCTGCGTGATGTAGTCATGAGCAGCACCCCGGCGGATCACAAGCCCGGGTGCACACAGACTCCAGGCAGTCTCGCGTGCCGTCGATCGCGTGCCTTACCTGCTTCCACGCATCCCCGATGCACTGGCTGCTGGGCGTACCGCCAAGACAGTTGCTCGCGGTCAGGTCGTCGAGGCAGTCCTGCTCGCTCGCGTACCCGTAGCCGTCAATTACCACCGGTTCCGACTCTGCGTTCAGCGGCGACGAGTATACGGAGGCGAGCGATCCGCACGGGCAGACGGCGAGTATCACCGAGAACGAGGTCACTTCCGGTGAGGCCGGCGAGTGCGGCGAACACTGGTTTGTCCGCGTGACCGTGATCGTCACGAGTTTGCAGTTCTGCGGGGGGCACAGTTGAAGAACGTCGGTGGATGAGTTGCAAAGGTTGGTGAACGAGTCTTCTACCGTGACGGTCTTGGAGTAGAAGACTTTGTAATCCCCGGCTGGATCGCAGTCTGTCTCCAGCACGGCCGGGTCCGCGCACGACGCGCAGTCGTCGGCCTCGACCCACCCCTCGGCCGGCAGGTCATCTTGCGTGCCACGCTCCAGAAGGGCGTCGACGATCCAGTCGCCAGTGCCGGGTGTGGCAAGGACAAGTTTGCGAATGTCGGGGGTGGCCCCAGACGAGCCGGCGAACTCCTGGACGTACCAGTACCGAGTGGCGTCGGACCCACACCAAGAAGAGGCCGGCGGCGCGCCGTTCGGACACTGCTGTTCCAGCACTGCCGCTGTGGCCACCACGCCGTTGATGTACGGCACGCTCCAGCCGACCCACGAGCCATACCACAGCGTGATGTTGTTTCCGCAGACGTTGTCGGCCCAATCGGCTTGGAACATGTCGCGGATTTCTTGGTCGGTCAGCTCTGGGAACGCCGGCCTATACTCTGCCACCATGGCGTCGAAGCACGCGGATTGTGACTCGTACGGCCGAGTGATACACCCTGGCAGCAGGTCCAGCAGGTCCGTGTACAGGCTTTGGTAGTACGACGGCGGAGAGCTCAGGGTGTCATGTAGCTCGAATACCCATGACCACGGAGCGCACGAACAGCACGCGTCGCACGTCGGGCAGGTACAGGGCGTGCCGCAGCAGGCGCTACAGGGTAACAGTACCATTTTCTAGCATTCCGCAGAGATGACGTACCACGCTCCGAACGGGCCGCGGGCAACGTGGACGCCGGTGTTGGATGGGATGTCAGTCATCTTGTTGACGCAATCCGCGAGCGTGTCGGCTGCCGGCGCCTTCTTGGCCTCAGCATTTGGGCCGCCCTCCTCCCAGAGCTCTATTGTGGCGAGCGTGTTTTTGTTCCACGCGGCGGTTGTTTTGCCGTATCGGATGGCGTCGGATGAATCGCCCAGTCTGATCCAGCACCATTTGGTGCCGGCCCCGTTGCCGTCGCGGTACAGAATGCGCGCTGATCCGGCCGGCGATGTTTTCAGTTTGGTGCGGTCGCCAGAAATCACGTCGCAGAAGTGGTGCGCATCCCCGGCTACCTCGACCTGGGCGTGGCAGACCCCCGCAATCCACGCTCGGCCGATTTGTTGGTCGTTCAGGGGCTCCAGACAGACGACGAATTTTCCCGCGTGCGTCGCCGCTGGTGTGATTCCGAGGACGGCCACTTGGCTTTGGAATTCCGGGAGCGAATTTGTCGGTGTGACGATGGCGCCGTCGATGCCGAGGATGCCGAACCGCGGCACGGTGTTGCCGCTGCCGTTCCGCACGAGCACGATATCCGCTTGGCGGAATTGCTGGATCGCGCCGCCGCCGTTGGGGCGTTGCCTATGGGCGTCCGCGGCATCGAGACACGCATTCCATGCCGCGGCCGAGAATGTCAGCCGCTCCCCGGGCCGGGCCCGCTTGAACCCGTCGCCGTTCATGTGCCGATACCCAGGGTGGAAAAGTCGGCGGAATCGTACACACGTTCTACGTAGGCCGCGGCCGGACGCTTCACGAGCGCGTTCGCGGCGCCGTCGTTTTCGTCGCGGAACCGCACCCACAGGTATTCCCACCCCTTTTTGGCGGCGACCGTGATGTTTCCGACAGCAAGGTTGGTCACGTTGGGGCTCGCCGCGAACTTGAACGCGATTTCCCAGTGCTCGGAGCCGGTTTTCGAGCCGCTTGCGCCCAGAAACAACACCTCCCCGGCGGCAAACCCTTTGAACGTCGCGTGGTTCACTCTGCCGGTGCAGTAGAAGAGTGCCAGCTTGTAGGCGCCGGTCACGGTGGACGCCAACATTTTGCGCGTTTCAGTGAAGTTGTAGACCGGCACCGTGATGTCGGTCCCGTCGATTGAATCGCCGTTGACACCGATGGCGCCGTTGAAGTCCGGCGCCGTTTGGCCGGCGGCCGCATGGCGCGCAATCGTTTGAAGCGATTGCGTGATGTGTGCGGTGGCGCCGCCGGTCTCGAACGTGTATTGCGTTTCGTCGGGCTTTCCTTCGTAGGCGGCCACGCAGTCCCACACGTCATTCCCGAGTGGCGTAACGTCGATCGACATTCGCACCATGGGGCCGATCGTCGCCGGGGCGGTTGCCGCTACCAGTGAGATGACGTCTGACTCATCGTCCTCGCCGGTGACGATGTAGTGCAGTTCTTGGGTTTCGCTTTCGGCCGACGTGGCGCGGCCCGAGTCGAACGCTTCGACGATTCTGGCGCTCATACGAATACGGCCTGTCCCTTTCGGATTTGGTTGTCGATGTTTTTGAGCAGTTCGGCGCCGCGTTCGACGCCCTTGGCCGTGCGCTCAGCCACAGAGTCGGCCCCGAGTCCGCGAACGGCGAGCGCGTTGAAAGACCCTTTGCTTTCCAGTTTTTGCTGCTCATTGCCGAGCACGACAGGCAGGTCGGGGGGGGGCGGATTGCGCTTTTCCCATACGGCGCGTTGCGTCGCGGCTTTTTCGCGTGCCTTGGTTAGATCGTTTTTCGCGATTGCCAGTGACTGTTCGCTGGCCCTTCTTTCTCGGTCGAATGCGTCTTGCCGTCTCTCCTGGTCGGTGACGAGGTCGGCGCCCAGGGCGTCCTGGGTGCCGCGGCGGGTGGACTCGATTTCTTTGCGACGATCCTGGCGGCGTTTCTCCGTCTGCGCCTTTTTGTCGGTGGTCTGTTGGTCTAGGATTTCGCCGGCTCGCTTGGTTGTGTCGTCGATTTCCTTGACGCGGGCGTTGACGTCGATGTCCTCCCCGAGCCATTTGCGGAACTTCACCCACAGTTTTTCCATTTCGCCGACGGCCCAGTTGAGATTTTTGGACAGGAAACTGGTGAACGTCAGCCAGCCTTGTTGCATGAACGCAACCGTTTCCGTCCACGCGCTTTCGACCGTGGCCCACGCGTCGGTGAACAGCATGGCGACGCCGAACACCGCGTCGCTCCATAGGTTGACGAAGAACGCTTTCGCGCTGATCCACAGCTGATTGACGAAGTTGACCCCCTTTTGCCACTCCATTTTGATGTGGAGCCAGAGGATTTCGGCGGCCAGTTTGATGTCGCCGGTGGCGAGCGCGTCGCCGATTCCCTTCCACGTTTTCAGCGCTTCGTCGTGCAGTTCGGCAAACGTGTTTTGCAGCCATTGGATGCCTTGAGCGGCCAGCCCGGTTTGCTGGAAGATCACGGCACCGAGGGCGACGGCGGCCCCGATCACCAGCCCCATCGGCGTGAGTAGGATCGCCACGGCACTCCCGAGCATCCCGACAGCCGTGGCCACCGTAGACGCGATGCCGGCGAGCACACCGAGTACGCCGCCAAGGCCGGCGATTCCTTTGCCGACGAACCCGATGACGGTGCCGGCGACTACCAGGGCACTTCCGATTCGGGCGATGGTTTGCACGAGTCCGCGGTTTTGCCGGACCCATGCGGCGGACTGGGCCACGATCCGGGCCAGCGAATTCGGCCAGCTGGCCATGAGCGGCAGGACGGCCGACCCGACGGCGTTCCGCAGTTCGCCGAAAGCGTTTCCAAGCTGTTGCAGGGCGTTGACGTAGTTGAACACCGCGGCCGCGTCTCGCTTGGTGGCGAAACGGCCCGTTTCCAGGGCGGAGGATGCGAAGGAATGCGCCATCGCCGCGAGCGGTGCGGTGATCGCGGCCCCCATGGCGGCGATTTTGGCCCCCTGCCACGCGACGGCGTTGCCGAAGTCTTTGAGCGCTACGGACGCGTTGTGTAGGGGCTTGGACACACGGTCGCGGAGCGTCAATTCGATGTAGGCGGCGCCGGCGCGGATGGCAGAGGACGACATGGCCGTGGGGATTCCCGGGGTACGAAAATGCTTTTTAGGACCGTTATTGGCGCCTTGATTCGCTGCTCTGGCGGCGGTGGAGGGGCGTAATCGTTGAAGTCGTCATCGGCGAACGGTCGCGGGTGTGATTTGGGGTCGCGATGGATGTTCGCGAGCACGCTGCACACCCGAGCCGTTCGTTTCCACTCGTCGCGCCTCCTTCCATCCGCCATCCAGAACAGTTCCCGGAGCGTCAGCGGCCCCGGGTTTACGCCGACGACCCCGGCGAGTTGCCAGAGGAGTTTCCAGGCGTCGGCCGCGGTGATTCGAGGCCGGTCGTTTCCAGTTGTTCCTCGAACATCCGGTCGATCCGTGGATCCCGCAGTCGCATCGTCGCCAGTTCGCAGGCCCGCGTCCGCAGTTGCTTCATTTTCTCCCACGCCGTCCGCGCCGCTTCGCGGCGGGACGGGTGGGAAAAAGTAAAAAGCCCCTCGGCCATCGCCTCCTCCGCGGCCTGGAGGACTTCGCCGCTCATGGCCTGACCGAACTGCTCGTCGGTGATGCCCCGAGCGTCCGCCTCCGGCTTGCAAATGACGAACAGCACGTCGACGAACAGGACGACGTCGGCCATGAGTTTCCCCATGAGCGTCCCTTCGACGAACTCCATGAGGTCGACCGAGAGAAGGGACCGGACGCGCTTGACCGTGTCGGTGCCGATCGACACAGACCAAACGCGCCCGGCCGTATCCTGGAACGTGTGCGGCATCATGCACCCCCGCCGGCGACTGTGAACCACGTCGGCGTGATCGCAGCGCCTGCGTTGTCGAACGCCGGTGCCGGCTTGGCCGACACGTCGAACGTCACCGCCGATTCGAGTGCCTGCCCCTGCTGGAAGTTGAACACTTCACACACCGCCCGCAGCCCCTGCGATCCGGTGGTTCCGATAGGGCCGTCGAGCGCGAGCAACTCGATCGTCGAACCATCGATGTACGATGCGAGCAGCGCGGCGTAGTCGGCGTCACCGGGGACGTACTTGAGTTGGAAGTCGATGGACGCGTCCTTGAGCGTGCCCTTGCGGGTTTTCCACTTTGCCGCCCGGGTGCTGGTGTCGGCTTCGCCCTTGGATAGCGGGAGCGTGACGTCGGAGACGTAGGGGCATTCGTTCCACACCGGGCTACTGTACGTTCCGGTGTTCCGGTACAGCTTGCAATCGATTCCGAGTTTCATTTGCGGTCCCTCCTTGGGGGTTTGGGTTACGGTCGGTGGTCACTGAACGCTGTTGGCCCAGAATTTCGGAAGCCGGTCGACGTTGTCCATGAGGGCCGGCCCCATGAATGGCCTTTTTCTGTAGTTGGCCCATCCGCCAGCCTCTCGCACGGCGGCAAGAATGCGGCGCTTTTCTTGTTGTTTGCGGGCTTTGCGCGTGTTGCCGAATGCGTCGTCGGGCGCGCTTTCGATGTAGTCGAGGCTTTTGTTGACTTGCGTTTGCGACACGAACTTGATGTAGGCGGTTCCGTTTGAATTCGGAATTGGCCCGTGGCCGCCGACGTACAGGTTCCAGTTGGTGCCGGCAATCGTCCGGGAGGCTTCCGCGCTAACGACACCGCGCGGACGCTGTTTGCCGCCGTGCTCGTGAACCCGAGCCACGTCGGAGATAAGGTGGGCGGCCGGGCCGATCACCACGGTGTGGTCGCCCTCCACGGCGTAGAGGATCGAGTTTCGCAGGGCACCGCGGCGGGTGTTTGGCGGCTGGCCTGGTTCGCTGTAGGTCTGCCGCGTGCGGATCAGTCGGCGGGCCGCAATGCGCAGGCTGGCGCCGGCGTGGCCGAGGTTCTTGAACGTCGCCTGGCGCATGGCCCGGCGGACGTCTGACGTGTGGTCGACGATTGTCACCTTGGCGGTCATTTGGCCCCCCCGTCTGCGCCGAATGTCCCGAGCGCCCGCTGGAGGTCGCGCTGGCCGGCGGCGAGTTCTTCGAGCGTGTCGGCTTGGCGTTCTTGCGCTCGCGAGAGCGTGGAAAGGGTGTCGCTCGTGGCCTTCAGGAACGTCGTGTGCGATTCGACGACCGGCCGGAGCACGGTTTCGTGGAGCGCGACGGCGGCCAGTTGGCCCCACCACATGACGATCGACAACACGAGGCACGGGAACCCGAATTCCCGGGCCACCCTGATTGCAATGTCGATCACGTCGCGGCTTCGCTGGGTCATCGTGACGGCCCCCCGTGCTGGTTCCACCAACGGGCGATCAAAGCCTGCACGATGGCCGAAATGGCCCAGGTCAGCAGGAACGTGGTGAATGCGAATCCGCACCGCTCCGGGTAGCGGTTGGCGACTCGGTGCGCGATGCGGCGGCGCGATCCTTCGGCGTGCTCGGCCGCGAACGCTCCGCGATTGGCCCCGGCGAACGCTTCGTATCCGACTTCCTCCGCGGCGAGGGCGGCGAGGGCGTCGCACCTTTCGCGCCCGAGCATGGCCCGGCGGATCGGGTAGGCGGCGAGGGCATCCCATGCGGTTTCGCGTGCGGCCTGGCTGGCGGTCTTCATCGGTCGCACCTTCCGTTTCGGCACTTGGCGGTAGCGGCGGCCGGCGCGGGCCGGGCCGGCGTAGCGACCTCGGCGGCCTCGTCGGGCACGTCGGGCACGTCGGCGAGGAATGCCCGCAGTCGGGTGGAGCAGCTCCCGACGGTGAGCCCGTCGCGGCATCCGAACAGCACGCCAGCCAATTCCCCGTCGGCGTTGAACATTGGCCCGCCGCTGTCTCCGCTGCGGGCGGCGGCCCGGCATTCGACCCACTCCGGGGGATGGCGGCCTGGAGGCCCGGCGTACATGGTGACGGCGCCCGTTTGCTCCAGGTACTGCCCGCGGGGGCCGTAGCCGGCGATCGTCAGGCGGTCACCGATTCGGGGAGCCTGGGCGGCGATCGGCACGGGGGGCGCCCCCGGCGGGGCGACCGCGACCGCGGCCAAGTCCCATTTCCGATCCGCTGCGACGACACGGCCTGCGGCGGTGGTGCCATCGGGCCATGCCACGGTGATTCCGGTGCGGTTGTCCTGGACAACGTGCCAGTTGGTGAGCACGATCGCGCGGGTGCCGTTGGCTCGCACGAGCACGCCGGAGCCGATGTCTCGCTCGTTTCCGCGGGCGGCCGATACCCGGGCGACGACCGGGCGCGGGCGGCCGGCGGCCGGCGGCGTTGCGGCGGGCTCGGTGTCACCGGCGGCCTTCGCGGCCGTGAACGTCGGCCCGTCGTCGGCCTGGGCCGCGCTGGCCGGCTTCGGGTCGGGCACGGTCCCCGTCCCGCCGCAGACTGGGCATGCGAACCGCACCGGCCCGGGGCCGACGACCCGGGCGCCGTGGCAGTTGTCGCACGGGCCGGCCGCGGCGATGGTGCAGGCCGCGGCGAACAGGAGCGCG